ACCGTACCCGCACAGATCGAGCCGCCGCCCCCGCCGCCTTCGCCCGCGCCAGCGACGCCCGCGACGCAGCCGGAGAACTGGGAGCACAAGTACAAGGTGCTCCAAGGCATGTTCACCCAGCTCAACACCCGCCATCGTGAATTGGCGGCGACTGTCGAGCGGTTGCAAGCCACTCCTCCGGCCCCGACGCCCGCACCGACCCCCGCGCCCGCTCCGGTGGCAGACCCGAAAGATGTCGAGGTGTTCGGCCTGGACATGGTTTCGATGGTGCAACGTGTCGCTGGCGATTTCATCGCCGGTGCCCGTCAAGTGTTGGAGTCCCGCCTGTCTGCCATGCAGAGCGAGATCGACAGCCTGCGGCAAGTGGTTCAGGGGACAACCCAGACCGTTACGCAGACCGCCGAGGATCGCTTCTTCGATGACCTGGACAAGCGGATTCGCCAACGCTTCCCGGATACGGACTGGGAGCAGGTAAACACCATGCCTGAGTTCCTGGCCTTCCTCCAGGAGCGTGACGGGATCTACGGCCTGAGCCGGCACGACGCACTCAAGAACGCGCAAGACAACTTCGACGCCACCCGTGCGGCCAACGTGTTCATCGCGTTCATCGACAACCTACCCAAGCCCGCCCCTGCACCGATCGCGTCGCCCACGCCCCGAGGCACCGGCACTCCGCCGCCGCCTCCTGCGTCGCAGGCACAGACGATCCGCGCTTCGGAAATCGAGGCGTTCTATGCGGATGTCCGTCGTGGCCTGTATCGCGGGAAGCCGGCAGAAGCCGCCGCCTTGGAGGCCAAGTACAACGCCGCCCTGGCGGAAGGTCGTGTAGTCCCGATATAAACCCGGACCCGATCTCCTGCTAGGCGGCACCCCAGGCCACTTAGCAGGAGATCGCCATGTCGACCGTTACCCCCGCCGCAACTTTCCCGGTTGCCTCCCCCTTCAACACGAACCCGAGCTACTCGGGGACGTTCATTCCGGCTGTCTGGTCGGCGAAGCTGAACGCGAAGTTCTACGCTGCGTCGATCTACGGTGACATCGCCAACACCGACTGGCAAGGCGAGATCTCCGGGATGGGCGACAAGATCATCATCAACAACCCGCCCACCATCACGGTGAGCGACTACACGGTCGGCTCGGGCCTCACCTACCAGGTGCCCACGCCCAGCACGATCGAGATGGTGATCGACAAGGGCAAGTCCTTCGCGTTCCAGATCAACGACGTGCTGGAGTACCAGGCCAAGCCGGCGCTGCTGGACATGTTCAGCGCGGACGCCGCCGAGCAGATGCGTATCGCCATCGACTCGCAGGTCCTGTACAACACCTTCAACCAGGGTGCCGCGGCCAACATGGGCGCGACCGCTGGCGCAAAGTCGGCGTCGTACAACCTGGGCACGGACGACTCGCCGGTCACGCTGACGGCGTCCAACGTCCTCCAGAAGATCCTGGAGCTGGCGTCGGTGCTCGACGAGCAGAACGTCCCGGACAGCGACCGCTGGCTGGTGATCGACCCGTACACCCGTACGCTGCTGCTCCAGTCGAACCTGGCCCAAGCGCAGTTCATGGGCGATGCGACCTCCGCGGTCCGCAACGGCCTGATCGGCACGATCGACCGCTTCAAGGTCTACGTGTCGAACCAACTGCCGAAGGCCATCGCCGGCACGAACACGCCGTGGCTGTCGGGTGACGGCACCGAGAACTCGGTGACCTCCACCGGCGACGACAAGCGTCGCGTGATCCTGGCGGGCCACAAGTCGGCCATCACCTTCGCCTCGCAAGTGACGAAGATGGAGACCGTGCGCAACCCGACGGACTTCGGCGACTACGTCCGCAGCCTGAACGTGTACGGCTTCAAGGTGGTCAAGCCCGAAGCCCTCACGCTGCTCATCGTCAAGTAAGCACGTTAGCCGGGACTCACACGGTCCCGGCTAGCCAACCTGGAGAATTGCAATGAGCAAGAAGAACGACCTCGTACGCGCCGGCATGTGGGCCGGCCTCGCCTCGCTGGTGGCGCACGCCCCCGTCGGAACCGTGGCTGCTGCTGGCACCAACCAGGCCACCGCTGCGGCCCTCGACGATGGCTTCACGTACGTCACCGGTGCCGATGACACCAAGGGTGTGCGCCTCCCCGTTCCCGAGCCGGGCATGGTGTGCAAGATCAAGGTCGGCCCCGGCGCTGACCTCAAGGTGTACCCGCATGTGGGCGGCAAGATCAACGACGGCTCCTCGAACGCGGCCCTGACGGTCGTGGACGACGTGTGCTTCGAGATGATCGCGCTGGATACCACGAACTGGTACAGCCTGCCCCTGCTTCCGTCTTGATGTAAGCACGTAAGCACGATACAATGAGCCCGGCCCCGCGCCGGGCTTGTTCCATGCAACTGCTCACGTCCTTCCTCCCCTGGGTCATCCCGTCTGCGCCGGGGTGTAGCGACCCCATGGCCGTGCAGTCCCTGCGGGATTCGGCCATCGAGTTCTGCGAACGCACGAACGTGGTCCAGAAGTGGCTCGATGCCGTCACCCTTGTGGAGGACCAGGCCGAGTACGAGATCGACGGCGACACCCAGCAGGACGTGGCCCAGATCATGGCCGTGACGGTAGACGGCAGCCCCATTGGCGCGACCGCCAACGTCAACGTCGACCGCATCCTTGCGGACAGCGCCACGCCGTTCGGTGTCCACGCGGATTCCCCCGATGGCGTGCTACGCATCGTGATCGACCCGCCGCCAGACGCACAAGCCGCCGGTCGGTCCCTCCGCATGAAGGTGTCCTTGCGCCCCACGCGCAGTGCCACGCAAGTGCAGGACATCCTGCGCAACAACTGGGTCGAGGCGATCGCCGCCGGCGCTCTGCTTCGCCTCCAGTCCACCCCCGGGCAGACCTACACGGACCTGCGCAACGCCTCCATCCAACAGGGCAAGTTCGAGCAAGCCATTGCTCGCGCCCGCATCGAGTCCAACCGAGGCCGCATTGCGGCTGACCTGCGCGTCACCCCGCGCCCCTTTGTGTAAGAGGAAGCCATGACCATTTCTGCTCAATCCGTGGTCCGTGACGCCGTCACCGAACTGCAAGACCCGACCAACGTGCGCTGGCCGGTCGCCGAGCTGTGCCGTTACCTGAACGACGGCCAGCGCGAGATCGCCATGTACCGTCCCGACGCCATGGTGATGAACGCCTCCGTGCCGCTGGTGGCGGGCACCAAGCAGACGCTACCCGCCGGTGGCGTCAAGCTGCTCGACTTCCGCTGTAACACGGGCGGCAACAAGCGAGCGGTGCGCATGGTCAACCGCGAGATCCTGGACGCGCAGGTGCCGGGCTGGCACGCCCTGACCGGCGTGACCGAGATCCTGCACTTCATGTACGACGTGCGCGACCCGCGCGTGTTCTACGTCTACCCGCCCGCCGCGGGCTCCGGCTCCCCCTCGCTGGACGGCACGTACGCCACCAACCCGACGGACATCACGGTGCCGGCGGAGGGGGCAGCCGTCACGGACGTGAGCGGGAACATCTCCGTCCCGGACATCCACGCCAACGCACTGCGCGATTACATCCTGTACCGCGCCTACAACAAGGATGCGGAGTACGCATCCGATCCGACGCGAGCCATGGCGCACTACCAAGCGTTCGCCAACGCGCTCGGCATCGAGATCAAGTCGGCGTCCATGGCCGCGCCCACCAGCGCCGCCAACCCGAACTCGCAAGCCACCCCCATCGCCGCCGCTTAAGGAACTGACATGGCCGTCCAATACTCCACCTCCGTCCGCAACGCGATGCTGGACACGATCGAGTCCACGATCGGTACCGCGGCTCGCCTCCAGATCTGGACCGGCTCGCAGCCCGCCAACTGCGCCACCGCCGCGTCCGGTACCAAGCTGGTCGACGTGACGCTGGCGTCGGACTGGGCCGCCGCGGCTTCGTCCGGCTCGAAGGCGTTTAACAACACGCCGATCTCGACTACTGCTGTGGCTGCCGGTACCTGCGGCTACTACCGCATCGTCGACAACGCAGGCACGACCTGTCACGAGCAGGGCTCGGTCACGGCCACCGGCGGTGGCGGCGACATGACCATCGACAACGCGGTGCTTGCCAACGGCCAAGCCGTGCAGATCACCGGCTTCACCAAGACCGCGCCTGGCGCGTAAGCGTGAGTGGTGAGTACCAGCCCACGTCCGACCCCGACGTCCTGATCGAAGCACAGGGCCCGGGATGGGTCCGCTATCGCCAGCGAGATGGTCGGCGCTGGGAAACGCATGGAGTGTGCGACAAGCGGGGCAATTGCCTGGTCGGAGCAGTCATCGAGGACGAGGCGGTCATCTTCATCGATCGCGCTCGTGAGCTGGCGGTGGATTACGCCGGTCTCGATTGCCCCGTAACCCCTGACTTCACTGGCTGCTGCCCGTTCACCTTCGTGCAGCTTGCGCCTTGCACTCCTGGTGAGGGCTTCCAGTGACCACTCGGCTTTTCTTTCGCCCGACCACCAGCGTCGTTTCCGGCACGCTCCCCTCCGGGGAGCAATCGGCGCAGACGCCTACCGTCACTGCGACCGGCGGCACGACCAACCGCAGCCTGTCGTTGGGCTTCGGCTCGGCCACTGGCACCAACCTCACCGCCACCACTAGCGCATCCACTTCCCGTCAGTTCGCCCTGATGGGCATGTTCATCTCTGATCCGTTGCTGGGAACCGGCACGGTTGGCGGGGGCAGCATGATCTTCGGTGCTGGCGAGCAGGAGTCGAACCTCGCGGCCAACGCCTGGATGAACGGGCTTGAGCTGTACGTTTGGCGTCCGAGCACAGGCTCGAAGGTTGGGACGATCAAGGCGTTCACCGCCAGCCTTGGCGGCACGGAGCCTACGTCCGCTGCTGCGACGCAGACCACGTACATCACCGGTATCACCTCCTCTGGCGTGAGCTACCAGGATGGCGACCTCATCGTGGGAGAGGTGTGGTCGGACATCACGCAGGGCATGTCAACTGCGTACACCGTTGGTCTGTACTACGACGGTGCAACGGCCATCAGCTCGGAGAACGCGAGCAACACCGCCCCGGCGTCGTTCATCGAGTTCAGTGAAGATGTCAACTTCAAGAGTGATGGCTTCTCGCCGACTGACCGCTACATCGCGGCGACGCTCTCGAACAGCAATCGCACGCTGACGGGCGACGGCAGCACAAGCCAGTACGAGACTGCCCGCGCCGCGGTGTCCCGTTCGACTGGCAAGCTCTATCTCGAAGGTAAGGTCGACAGCAACGGCGGGCTTGGAGCTGGTAACCAGTGCGCGGTTGGCCTTAGCGGACTGGCACTCGCGCTCAACGTGTCCGGCACCCTGACAAACTGGACGGGCTCAAATACGACCTCGTGGGGTTTGTACGACGACGCCAAGGTGTACACCAACAGCGCCACCTCTGCCACAACGTCGCTCACGGCCACGGCTGGCAATTGGGTCCGCATGGCCGTCGACTTCGACGCGGGGAAGGTGTGGGTGGGTGATGCGACGAGTTGGCATAACTCAGGCGATCCGGCTGCGGGTACAAACCCGACATTCACGTTCACGGCGAACACTCAGCTCTGGGTGTCATCGTCGGTCCGCGGATCTGGCGCGGTAACGATCAACCTTGGGACGGCGGCATGGAGCATCGGCTCCCTTCCCTCTGGGTATTCCGCGTGGTACGCCGGTAACACCACGGCCTCGGCGTCCCAGACTCTTTCGAACATCACGCAGACTGCCACTGTCACCACACGTGCCGCAGTTTCTGCAAATCACACGCTGTCGAATCTGACGCAGTCCGCGACGCTGACTGCTACCGCGGTGGCTTCGGCAAGCCAGACGCTTAGCAATGTTACTCAAGTCGCAACGATTGTTGGGAACACTACGTCAAGTGCGACGGCGAACCAGACGCTGTCGAACGTAACGCAAACCGCGACACTGACTGCCCGGGCTACTGCTTCGGCCAGCCACACGCTGGATAACGTCACCCAGACGGCGACAGCTACTGCAAGGGTATCGGCATCTTCGACTGTCACACTGAGCAACGTGACGCAGGCGGCTACGGCCACTGCTCGGGCTGCAGCTTCATCCAGCGTAACGCTGTCTTCGCCTACCCAGGTGGCAACGGCACAGGTCACTGGATCTGCTCAAGCGTCCCAGACGCTGTCTAGCGTTACCCAAACTGCGACGCTGGCTACTGTTTCGTTGTCGCAAGCATCCAGCAACGTCACGTTGAGCAATGTGACCCAGACTGCCACGGCAGTGGTGGTTGCCCAAGCTTCTGCGAACCAGACACTGAGCAACGTCAGCCAGACGGCAACGTCGGCTACCTTGGGTCAGGCCGGTGCAACGCAGGTTCTGGGTGCAGTCACGCAGACGGCCGCCTTGGCGGCACTGGCTTCCATCTCTTCGAGCCAGACACTCCAGGCCATCACGAACGCCGCTACGGCGATCGCCAAGGCTCAACTGAGTGCGGCTCAGGAACTGGGCCAGGTGACCCAAACCGCCACGCTGATCGTGCCGGTCTCGGTTGAAGGTGCTCAGGTTCTCGGTGAATTTACCAATGACAGTCAAGTGGCTGCCATTGGTAAAGCTACCGCTGTCCAAACGCTGGGTGACGTCACTCAAGACGCTACCGCGGTTGCACTGGTACAGGCACAGGCTGACCAGCAACTGGAAGCCATCTCGGTATCGGGCTCGGCCACTGCGCTGGTCGTGCTGGAGGCAACGCAGACTCTCCCTGGCTTCGTCAATGACTGCTTGATGTTCGTTATTGATCCAGCGAAGTACGCCTTTGAAAAGCAATGGTCGGCACGTGTGCCTGTCTCTGTGACAAGCGCCACCGTCCCGGTCAAATCCACTAGCGCTCAAGTCCCCATCGGCAAGCAAGACGCTGTCGTGCCTGCACGTATTTCGGAGGTTTCCCTATGAACAAGATCCTCAAGACATTCGACAAGCAGCCGGCCGAAGCGCTGTACTACAAGGTCCATTTCGGCGAGTGGGCCACGGACCAGGCTGAAGACGTCACGTCCTTCGAGATCCCGGATGTCGATGGCATCACGATCTCGAATAAGACGCTGTTCGAGAACACCGTGAAGTTCCTGGTGTCTGGTGGCACCGACAACGAGAGCTACCAGATCACTGTGCGTGGAACCACACCCAGTGGCCAAGTCCGCGAAGCGGACATCGTCGTCAACGTCCTCGAGGTGTGATCGACATGTCTCGAGATACGAATCCATCAGCTCGCGTGTTGCGTGAGCTTGTCCGGCTAGGCGGAGGTGAGGTTGCAATGGATGCAGCCTGCTCGATGCGCTCGATGCCAATCACTGCGGCAAAAGCCCTGAGTTACGGGCCCGTCGCATTCAAGGAGAGCGCCTATGAAAACTGAAGTCGTCGACCAAGCCGTCCGAGGTACGCCTGCCGTCCTCGGTACCGCGGCTTCCGTGGTCACCCTGAACACCTGGGTGATGATCGGAACTGCCGTCTACATCGTTCTGCAAATCGCCTACCTGATCCGCAAGTGGTGGCGTGAGGAGCGGACCTACAAAGTCGACAACGCTGTCTCGGGCCCGTCCGGTGCTCGCCAGGCAGGTTCGATCGACACAGCCCAGAAGGCTGCCACGCCCTGATGGAATCGGGAACTCGTCAACGGGTTCTCGTGGCCGCTCTTACCGTGAGCCTGGCTGGCTTCGGTATGTGGAAGACCAACGAGGACCTGGTGCTCGAAGCCATGATCCCCACCAAGGGCGATGTGCCCACGGTGGGGTACGGCTCGACCAAGTACGAGGACGGGACGCCCGTGAAGATGGGCGACAAGGTCACGCCCGAAAGGGCGGAGATCCTTGCCTTCAACTTGCTGACGGCCGATGCGAAGTTTCTGCAGCGCTCCCTGCCCGGGGTGAAGCTGTACCAGGAGGAGTTCGATCTCTACCTGGACTTCATCGGCCAGTACGGCACAGGCAACTGGTGGAAGTCGTCCATGAGGCGTGAACTTCTAGCCGGCAACCACAAGGCTGCTTGTCGCAGCCTGCTGAACTGGCGGTTCGCTGCTGGCTACGACTGCTCCACACGCATCAACGGTCACCGCAACACGCGGTGCTGGGGTGTGTGGGAGCGGCAGCTGCGCCGCCACAACCAATGTATGGAACTTCAATGATCCTCGACAAGATCCAGAAGTACGGCTGGATGGCTGCGGCCATTACAGCTGCGAGTTTGTTGGGGCTGCAGACCTGGCGTCTGCACTCCGAACAACTCCAACACGCGGCACTGAAAGTGGAGGTGGCAGCTGAACGACAAGCCGCCGCTCAAGCCAATGCGAACCAGCATGCGCAGTTCCGCAAGACCGAAATCAACCTGGCCAATGATGCAGCCGCATCGAGGAAGGACACCCATGGAAAAGTCTCGTCTCTCAATGATCAGCGTGATCGTCTGCTCGTTGGCTCTCGCAGCATGCGCGGGCAATCCTCCGGTACGTCCGGGATCGGCACCGGTACCGCAGCTGCCGTCGATCGACAAGCTGGACCCATCAGTGACGGAACCGGGCTTCATGGACCGGCTGGAGCAGCGTCGGCAGTCTTCGATGTCGACGAAGTCAACGAAGCCTTCCGAGCAGACCTCATCCGAATCCACCTTCTGGCCTGCTACCGGGACTACGACAGGGCTCAAGCTGCGCTGAAGAGGCTGGCTGAACAAGGAGCCAACGAGTGACCACGATCCTGGCCGATGCACGCTTCGGCCTGATGGTCTCGGACAGTGTCATGACTGACGATGACCGTGTTTGGACCACCAAGAAGGTGTTCCGTCACGAAGGCTGTCTGTACGGCTTCGCTGGTCTGGTTGATGAACGCATTGCCTTCATGGACTGGATCAAGGGTGAAGGCGATGCCCCGGCATTCGCCAACAGCTTCTGCTTGATGTTGTCGGACGCAGGCTTGTTCATCTACGACAACAGCACTGTGCCCCAGAAGGTGTCTCGAGGCTTCGAGACCATCGGCACCGGTGCCAAGGCAGCCATGTGTGCGTACGAAGCTATGGGGTTCAAGAACCCTGCCAAGGCCGTTCGCATTGTGTGCAAGCACGACTCAGGATCCCGCCCGCCGGTACGGACTTACAAGCTATGAAATCCGGCGTCATCTATCTCGGCATCCCATTGGTCATGTATGTCCTTCAGGGCGCTACCGGGTATCTCTCCGAACAACGCTACGGCATGGCTCTCGCCATGTTTGCCTATGCCCTAGCCAACGTCGGGTTGATCCTCGATCAATACGGCATCTGAAAGCATCACCTTGAACAAAGCTGACATCAAGAAGCGCTCGCAATCCAAAGACCCGAAATGGACACCGCTAGGGGCACCACCGAAGATCGTGACTCTCGACATCGAGACGGCACCCATCCTGGCTTACGTCTGGGGCCTGTTCAAACAGTTCGTGGGGTTGGAGCAGATCGTCCAAGACTGGACGATCCTGTCAGTCACCTGGAAGTGGCTGAACGAAGAGCAGTGCCACTACGTCGATACATACGAGGGCGGTAAAGCCAAGGACATCCGCAACGATCGCAAGCTTCTCGAGACCCTGTGGAAGGTACTCGACGAGGCCGACATCGTGGTGACGCAGAACGGAATCCAGTTCGACATCAAGAAGATCAACGCCCGGTTCATCGAGTACGGTATGCCGCCGCCATCACCATTCAAGCAAGTCGACACGAAGGTCGAAGCAGTGAAGGTGGCCCGGTTCACTTCGAACAAGCTGGCTTGGTTGGCCAAGGTCATCAACGGGTCCGAGAAGGACAAGCATGCTGACTTCCCTGGCTTCGAGCTCTGGGCTGAGTGCCTGAAGCGCAATCCCAAGGCATGGGCGGCCATGAAGAAGTACAACCCGATTGACGTGATCGAAACAGAGAAGGTGTACCTGAAGCTGCGTCCCTGGATCGTGGGTCACCCGAACGTGGGTAACTTCCTGGCGTCCACCGAGCCGACCTGCCCGAAGTGCGGCAGCGAGAACATCCAGCAGCGGGGCTGGGCTCGCACGCAGACTGGCTTGTACAAGCGCATGAAGTGCATGGAAGCGTGCTGTGGTGGCTGGTCACGCAGCCGATATACCCTGAACACTATCGCTGAGCGGAAGGCTCTGCTGTCGAACTAGATGGCGGCAGGAGGCCGAAGCGAGCGAGGCTATTCCTGACGAGCTCGTCCATCTGAGCTGTGAGCTCAGATGGCGGGCTTAGATCGACGCTCAGCATGGCGATCTTCATCAGCTGTGCTGCCTGGGCCTCGAGATCGAGGTAGGTTTGCATTGAGCTTCTCCGGTTACGGTGAATGGATATTAGGTCGTCGTCCTCTTTTCTCCAAATGATTTCGGGCTTACCACAGGACAATTAGCCGTTGTCCTACTGGTTGGAATTACAGAAATCGTTGTTTTTCGATGAATTGGAATTCGCCGAGTCCGGTCAATGGCCGTAATTGCAGCCGATCATTGCCCGCCGACCGGCAACGATGACTTCCAGATCACAAAAGCCACAGCAGCCGTTCTTCTTGGCTTCTTCGTACAGAGCCATGGCCTCCTTATCGTCCAGGTAGGCGAAGCGAATGTTGTCGATGCAGGGATCGTCGACCTGCTGCAGCATGGCGCCCTCGGCGTCTTCGTACGTGGGGTAGACAAGCTCAGGATCGATCAGCATGACCTGGCTCTCCGGCAGCTGTTCGCCGCTTTCGTCGACAAAGATACGCTCTTCATTTTCGATCACGGTTTTCTGGCCGTCCCAGTCGATGTCGGTCTGGCCGAAGTATTCGATGACCAGCGGTGCGCCGTCTACGCCGCTGGAGTACTCGGCTGTATCGATGAGGGCTACGCCTTGGATGATTTCCAAGGTGCCGACAATAGCGATGTTGGGATTGTCCTTGCGGACGAGCTTTTTGGTCATGTGCGTTCCATGTTCAGGAGTTCACGGGCATTGGCCATCCAGCGAGGTTCGGTGTCGGAGTCATCTTGGTTTTCGGGATTGAAGGGCGCCTTGTAGTTACCTTCTTCGCTCCAGACGGCGAAGGTCAAAGTATTGATGAGTGCCTCGTTGTGCTCGTCTTCTTCGGGCGGGGCGAACTGCATCTGGGCGCTGTCCTGTTGTTGGAGCCTGTTGAATCGGTTCACGTAGTAGCGGAACCAGCCCAGACGATCGTTGGCTCGTGTCATCGGATCTTCTTTCTCAGGAATTCGTTGAGCCGGGACGACAGTCCACTCGTGCGGATGAACTCCATCACTAGCATGTGGCGTGTGTCCGCGGCCCAGCGAACGAGGAGGTTGCCCGTCTCGAAGGAGGCCTTGGCCTCTTCGGAGGGTGGTTCAGAAACAGAAAGAGCCGGGGATTCCGGCTCTTCTTCTTGGGGTGTGGGTGCAGGCGACGTTACGACTGCGGCTTCGCCTTCGTCGTCACCGTCGCCACCGGCTTTCCCACGCAGTTGGCTTTCAGGAAGGCGAGCAACGTGGGCTTGTCGATCGGTACCTCGTAGGGTTCCCAGGTCACCGTTTCTCCGGCCTGTGCTGCAACATAGTTCTTGGCGAGGTCTTTCGCCTCAGCTTGTGTGCCAGCCCAGTTGATGACATTACCCCCGTGGGTGATCGTGTAGAAGATCATGTGTTCACTCTCTCAGTTTGATTGCGGTCTCGTAGCGCAGCGAAGATGCCCACGATGCCGCTTACGACGACTCTAAGCACGAGAAACGCACCGAGCCACACCCAAAAGCCCGAGAAGATGAATTGCAGGGCTTCCATCACTTCCCCTCCCCGATAGCAGCAGCACCCTTCAGTGAGCGAAGGGCGCTGGCGTATTCTTGTGGCGGCTCGCGCAGGATGGTGAACAGGCTCAGGGCAATATCGGACAAGGCGGTGCAAAGCTGGCGAAACTGCTCGTCCTCGGCGGCGCTCTCAGGGTCGATGGTGCGGATCACGGCCTCCGCGTCACACATGGCCCGCCATCCGTTCTTCGCGGCTTCGCGCAACTCGCGCTGTTCCTCTCGCGCTTCTTCCAAAGCCTCTTCCCTAATTCGACGGTGAAACTCGCGGAGGCTGGCTTCGGTAAAACATGCCGTGAAGGTGTCGCCCGGCATGGCGGTTTCCGCGTGAGCCACAGACGCCCCGCATTCACGGGCAAGCTCTATTGGGTCTTTCATGGCTGCTCCAGTTCATTGAGTGCCCTCATCAGCGCGGCCGTCTTGTCGGCGTCGAACCCATACGGGTACACGGTTTCCTTCGCAGCCCTTACAACCGCAAGGAGCCGAAGGGCAGTAGAAGGCCCCATAGCGTGTCGGTAATCCTTGAGGACGATGTAGCTTGCAGGCTCGTCCTTTTCAAACCTCAAAACGTCTTCGGCAGCTCTCGCCACCTGTTCCAGCTTTTCAAGGTTGGCCATCTCAGTCCTTCCTTTCAGTGATGGGAGGGGTGGGAAGGGGCATCCAGTAGGTCGGTACATCGTCCCAAATCGTGCCGGGAG